GAAAGTGTATTTAATCCACTCAAAAGAATGTTTAAGGTCAGAGCATTCTTGCCGCCAAACATTATCATAAACTATAGACTGAATGACCAGATAAAGATTAGGGATAAGATATTTAGAATTAACTCAATAACTACCAACCTAATGACCGGAGAATCCGAATTAGAATTGTTGAATATATTTTCAAATGAGATAGTAGAATGATAAAGCAATTGATAGACTTATTGAAGGCTGATGATTTTTATGGGGTTAATCCTATAATAGATATAGCTAAGGGTAAATATAAAGCCCCAACTAAATTGAAGGAATTTAAGGAATCTGTAAAGAGAAGAGCAAATGGCTAATAAAACAAATAAATTGACTTATGTCGTTGAGATAAACGACAAGGGTAAGGTAAAGATAGATGGCTTAACTAAAAGTTTTGTAAAAGCCGATAATGCCGTAAATGAACTTACTGCTGATTTAAAGAAACAGCAAGCTGCAATGGGTGGAGTTACCAAGGACGGTCTCAATCCGATGATTGATAAGACTGGCTTAGCAGGGGCTACACTTGTTGAATTAGGTCGTACTATATCTGACTCTAACTATGGAATTAGGGGTATGGCTAACAACTTATCTCAGTTGTCCACTCTTATGATTACCTTAATAACAACTACTGGGGGAGTTGTGAATGGTTTTAAAGCTCTTCTTGGTGCATTAATGGGTCCTTTAGGTCTAATACTTATTTTTCAAACTGTGATTACTTTGATTGAGAAGCAAGATATGGAGGCTAGAAAATTAAAGAAGTCAACTCAATCTTTAGGTGATTTTGTGTCTAAAACTGCAGGTAATTTTGAAGTTTATATAAGAAAACTACAAGATGCAAACACATCTCAAGAACAGCAAGAATTAGCGATAAAAAGACTTAAGAAAGAATATCCAGACTTTATAAAGCAGTTAAACGACTCTAGTGTAAGTTTTGATGACATAAAAAACAAAACAAATGCAGCCTCTGCTGCTATCAATAGATACAGACAAGAGATTGTTAAGTTGGCTTTCGCTAAAGCTGCTCAAACAAAAATAGAGAAACTTGCCGGAGAGGCCATAGACAAAGAACTAGAGGCAATAGAAAAACTAAAGGAGGGTGGAAAAACTTTAGATGAGGCTAGAGAACTTTATGCTAAAAGAGAAGAAATAAGACAGAATGAGGGATTAAGTGATGCTGAAAAAGTAGTGGCTATTAATAAGTTATTTAGGGAGTCTATTGTTGAGGGAAAAGAGGAATTTAATAAATTTAATTTAGATGCAGCAGCAGATATACTAGACACTCTAGATTCAGAAAACATAAAAATACAAGAGCAAATAAATCTTTTAGTCAAAAGAATAGAGTTAGAGGATTATGCAGAGAAAAAAGGTAAAACAGACAGAAAAGAGAAGTTAGAGTATGATGCTTTAGAGGTAGGTAATTTTGATAAAAAGATACGAGGTCTAAAAGAGATGGGTCAAATTAGGGAGTACTTTTTTAATCGAGACCTAGAGATTGACGCTATGTCTAACGAAAACACTATACAAGCGATAGAATTAGAACAGCGACAAAACTTAAATAGATTAAATGCGTTAAAAGAATTAGGTCTTCTAGAGTCTGAATTAGCCGTAGCTAAATATGAAATTAATCTTTTTTACAGTAAACTATTAGCACAAGAGCAGGAAAGGTTAGATAGACGAGGCTATGCAATGAGAATGGAAATGTTTGGTCATTATGCAGATTCATTAGGGAGCATATCTGGATTGATGAAGGAAAATTCAAAAGCATCTAAAACTTTTGCATTATTAGAGATTGCTGCGAATACAGCAATAGGATTTTCACAAGGATTAAACCTTGCACAACAACAAGCCAAAGAAGCTGCACCTGTTTCCGCATTAGCGTTTCCACTATTTTATGCTTCACAGATAGCAGCAGTATTGGCTGCAGCTAATAGAGCAAAATCTATACTATCAGGAGGAAGTATAGGTGGGAGTGTTGGTGGTGGACCAGGTGCTAGTGTTGAAGCACCCGATTTCAATGTAGTTGGTGCTTCACCTGAGTCACAATTAGCACAATCAATTACAGGTCAGCAAGAGAAGCCATTAAGAGCGTTTGTAGTCAATAAAGACATAAAAGATGCTGAAGAATTGGATAGAACCATTGATTTTAATAGGTCTTTAGGATAAAATATAGAACGTATCAATAATAAATAGTTAATTATATATGGAACGCATTATAGAACTTATTATAGACGAAGAAAATGAGTTTAGCGGTATTGAAGCTATCTCAGTTGTAGAAAATCCGGCTATTGAAGAGGATTTTATCGCTCTAAAAGAGCATAAGGAAGTGAAACTTGCTGAAGTTGATAAAGAGAAGAGGATTTTGATGGGTGCAGCCCTAATTCCTAACAAAAAGATATATAGAAACAGTGGTGAAGAGGAATATTACATATTTTTCTCTGAAGATACCGTCAGAAAGGCCTCTGAACTGTTTTTAATGAAGGGGAATCAAAATAATAGTACTCTAGAACATAACGTAGAGCTCGAAGGTATGTCTGTAGTCGAATCTTGGATTATAGAGGACGAAAAAAAGGATAAATCTAGAAAATATGACTTTGATTTACCTGTAGGAACCTGGATGGTATCTGTAAAGGTTAACAATGATGACGTTTGGAATCAAGTTAAGGCAGGTGAAGTAAAAGGATTCTCTATAGAGGGGTATTTTGCAGACAAAATGGACGGCCCTAAGGAATCTTTACCCGAACAAATGTGTTCTGAGTGTCTAGATGAATTAAATGCCGAATACGAGCTCCTAGAAGCCTTAGAAAGCCTATCTGAAGAAGTTGAGTTAGAGTCTTATGGTGGATACCCAGAATCTGCATCTAATAATGCTAAATTAGGTATTAAAAGGAACAAAGAACTAGGTAATAAATGTGCTACCCAGGTAGGTAAGGTTAGAGGACAGCAATTAGCTAGAGGTGAGAAGTTTACTTTACCAACTCTGAAGAGAATTTACTCTTACTTAAGTAGAGCTGCTGAATATTATGATCCTAGTAAGCCTGAGGCTTGTGGAACTATCAGTTATCTTTTATGGGGTGGTAAAAGTATGCTTAATTGGACTGAGTCTAAGATAAAAGGTATTGAGGCTGCTGAAGTAGGTCCAAAAGGTGGTATCAAGTCTTCACCTAAAGCACCTAAGTCAGACACAAAGAACCCTAATCCAAAAGGTAAGGGTAGTGCAAAAGGTGATGCTAGTGGAAAGACCGGTGCAAAAGTATCTGCTAAGGATAGAGCAACACTTCAGAATAAGGCTGATGAATTTAATAAAAGATACAAAGAGAAACTAGGTTATGGTGCAACTGTTGGTGCTTTGGCGAGTGTATTTCAAAGAGGCTTGGGTGCATTTAACACTAGTAGGTCACCTCAAGTAAAGTCTGCTTCACAGTGGGCATTTGCTAGAGTCAATGCTTTTCTTTATTTACTAAAGAATGGTAGACCTCAGAATGCTAAGTACACAACTGATTACGATTTACTACCAAAGAAACACCCTAAATCTAGTAAAAAATAATGCCAACAACTAAAAACACTTCATACAGAGTTCACGTTCAAGACACCACAGAATCAGAGGTATCTTCAGTGAATATAGAAAACGGTGCAATGCTACGCACTGACTCAGCCCTTTATATGGGTCATAATGATGAAAATGTAATTGTATATCCACAAACGGGTGCAGCTAATTTGGGTTGGGCTAGATATGATGATACTTTTTATAATGGCGAAGGAGAAGGAGATTCTGGTAAATTAGTTTTAACAGATGGTGTTGAGGTTACCTTACCTAACAATGGTGGCATCATAACCAGGAGTCATTCAACTTTAGACTTTTACGATGTATCCAATCAAAAGTTTGTGGGGTTAAATGAGAATGATGTTTATATGGTTACTGTTGTATATAAGAAGTCAGCAGCAAACGCAAATCAAACCCATATAGACTTTAAACTTACAGGTGCTGATGATTACGATAGAATTAATATGGCTTTAGGGTTTTACAAAGGAAACGATACAACGCAAAACTCCCATATAATGTTTCAGTATTATTTAGATGCAAATGCTTTGGCAAATGGTCTAACTCCTAAAATAACTTCAGATGGTGGAGATTCTAAAATATGGGATATTATATTCTTTATACAACGTACACAAAACGCAGGATAATGAAAAAAAGAATGAAAGCTACACCAAGCTATTCCTCACCTAAGGGTGGTAGCAGAGGCTGTCTTTGCAAGGATGGTAAAACGTATTCAAGAAAATGTTGTGATGGTTCTTTACAGGCTCAAGGAGTTGGTAATGTGACTGGTGACGGCACTTGAAAATACAACAATATATTTTTAATCAGTAATAATTATAAACATCAATTTTTATGAAAGCAACAGAAATCGTTTCTAAACTAAAGGACGTGCTTTTGTCTTCAACTGAAGAGGTGGAAACTCAAGAAGCTGTACAACAAGAAGTGCAGGAAGATGTACAAGAAGAAGTACAACTTGAGGCTGCCACTGAAGAAGTTACAGAAGAAGAGGTACAGTTAGAGGAAGCTCCTGAAGTGGAGGCTTCTGAGGAGGTTGAGGCTATGGAGCCTAAATCTGAAATGTCTTATGCCACTAAAGAAGAGTTAGCGGAGGTTAAGGCAATGGTCGAAAAACTAATGGGTCAATTAGAGGCTAAAGAAGAGTCTAAGCAAGAAGTTCCTCAAGAACTATCTGCTGATGAAGCCCCTTTAACTCACAGCCCAGAGAACGCAACAGAGAGTAAGAATTTACATTTATATTCTCAAAACGCACCTGCAACTACTCTTGATAGAGTTTTAGCAAGATTAAATAAATAATAAACACAATTATCTAAATTACCAAAAATGGCAACAACTACATCAATTTCTACTAGTTACGCAGGAGAGTTCGCAGGTGAATATATCGCTGCTGCTCTACTCGAAGGTTCTACTATCGCTAACGGTGGTATTACTGTAAAACCAAATGTAAAGTTAAAAGAGGTGATCAAGAAAGTGGCTACTGACGATATCGTTAAGAATGCAACTTGTGATTTTGATCCTACTTCAACTGTTACACTTACTGAAAGAATTCTTCAACCAGAAGAGCAACAAGTTAACCTACAATTATGTAAGAAAGACTTTATTCAAGACTGGGAAGCAATTTCTATGGGGTATTCTGCACACAGCGATATGCCTTCTAAATTCTCTGACTTCTTAATTGCACACGTTGCAGCTAAAGTTGCTCAAAGAACTGAGCAGTCTATCTGGGCGGGAGATACTGACAACAATGGTCAATTCGACGGATTATCTACTATCTTGTCTGAAGATGCTGCTTTACCTGCTGCAAACGAAGTTGCAGGTACTTCAGTTACTGCAGGTAACGTAATCACTGAGTTAGGTAAAATCGTAGACGCTGTTCCTTCTACTCTTTACGGTGCTGAAGACTTAAACATCTATGTATCTCAAAACATTGCTAGAGCTTATGTAAGAGCTTTAGGTGGATTTGGTTCTAGCGGACTAGGTGCTGCCGGTACAAATGCAATGGGTACTCAGTGGTGGAATAACGGTTCATTATCTTTTGACGGAGTGAAAATCTTTGTTGCTAATGGACTAGCTTCTGATACTGCTGTAGCTGCTGAAAAGTCTAACTTATTCTTCGGTACTGGTTTATTATCTGACCACAACGAAGTTAAAGTTATCGATATGGCTGACCTAGATGGTTCTCAAAACGTAAGAGTCGTAATGAGATTTACTGCAGGTGTACAGTATGGTATTGTTGATGACATCGTAACTTACGGTATCACTAACTCTGCTAACGACTAATAAACAATAATTAATAAATATTAAGGGTGGGTAAGCCGAAAAGCCTACCTACCCTTTTTTAATACCTTATAATATGGCTTGTGATTTAACTAAAGGTAGAAAAGAACCCTGTAAAGACGTAGTTGGAGGACTGAACGCAATATACTTCATTGACTATGGAGATATTACTATTTCTTACGACGATACCGATACAGATGTCATTGATGACTTGGGTGCTGTAACTGCCTATAAATATGAATTGAAAGGTAATAGTAGTTTTGAGCAAACTATTACTGCTTCAAGAGAGAATGGTACAACATTCTTTGAGCAAACGCTAAACTTAACACTTAAGAAACTTACTAAAGAAGATCATAAGGAAATTAAGTTATTAGCTTACGGTAGACCTCACGTTGTTGTAGAGGACTATAACGGGAATGCATTCCTTATGGGTGCAGAGCACGGAGCAGATGTTTCTGGAGGAACAATCGTAACTGGTGCTGCTATGGGAGATTTATCAGGATATACTTTGACATTGTCGGGTATGGAAGTTTTGCCTGCTAATTTCTTAGAAGGTGCTGTTAGCGGAAGTCCTTTTGGAGGATTAACTTCAACAGTTACTGTTACAGAGGGAACTAACTCTTAATAGTATTCATTTGATAACTAAAGGGGTTGCAGAGATGTAACCCTTTTTTTTTGAACAGAAATCAAGTTATTTAGTTATACTTATATGATAAGGTTATTACCAAATACAGATGCTCAGACCATAAGTATTGTTCCTAGAGAATATACTGAGGCTAGTGATTTAGAATTATCAATTAGGGAAGACGGTACTAGAAAGACAGAAACATTAGAGGCCTTAACGTCTACTATAAAC